CACGGTTTCGTGGCACTTCTTTGCAAATCCAAAGAAGCAAAGATTTTGAGCTGATTTTCAGCATTTTATGGAAAATAGGTGTTCACGCCTTTAAAAAGGGCGTTTTACCTGTATTTTCGTATGTGTGTGCGATTATCTATATTTGCAGTGAAAAAAGATTTTCTATGGCAACGATAATACAAGCACCCACATCAGTTTCCTTCCTGTCGAACCTCGAGGATGTGATATTCGGCTCCAATGCCGACCATGCCGAGGTGCTGGTGGCCGTCACCTATGCCGGCGACACCGAGACGATATACGACGAGACGCTATATCCCGACGCGGAAGGAAGGATAGAACTGGCAGAGATGTCTGAGCTTCTGGAGCCATACGTCCGTGCCAGGCTGAACGTCGTCATGCAGGCGACCATCAAGGAGTACAATGCCAGCGATGTGCTGCAGTCACAGCTCAGCACTACGCCGTGTACGGTGCTCTTTGCCATGGTGGACATCGGCGAGGAAGCGTCGGAATTCGTGACCAAACACTTCCTGACCACCCTCAACGGTCCCAAGGTGACGGATATCGGGTGCGAAGAGCGCCTGTACGCCTACGACGTCAGCTCTGTCACCATCACAGCGGAATATCTTAGTAGTAACGGCGGAATAGTGACGAAAACAGGGACGCTGACCCCAGCAGGAACGTCGGACTCTATCTCTGCGTTCTTTGTCAGCCCCGACAACATTCAGGAATTGTTAGGCTCCAGCTGGGGGAGCCTGGTACGGTATACCGTCACAGCTGGCAACCGCTCTCAGGTGTTCGACATCGAGAGAGGGGCAAGGCCCGTACCTTCGCTGGCCTTCATCAACAGCTTCGGATGCATCGAGTTCCTGCACTGCCATGGCACGCATCAGAAAGACTCGAAGTATACGCGCCAGTCGACGCGCATACGCGGCCAGCTCCGTAACTACAAAGTACAGGAGGAGCGCAACTTCAAGGCCAATACCGGCTGGCTGACAACCGACATGGCCGACTGGGCTGACGAGCTGTTCCGTTCTCAAGAGGTGTACCTCTGGGTGGATGGCCAGTGCGGACGCGAGGTCGTCATCACGGAGTCTACCAGCATCATCAGCAACGAGGACAACGACATGCCGTCCTTCGACTTCACCTACCAGTACTCGCAGCGCCTGCATAACGTCATGCAGCGCACCCATGCGGGCCGTATCTTCGACAACACCTTTGACCATACATTCAACTAGATATGAATATCAAGACAGCACTGTACTACAAGGATGCCCAGCAGTTCCTGGACGCATGCGTCAAGTCACGCGAGCTGGTGACCATCAAGGCACTGAAGTCCGATGGCAGCATCCTGCAGCTTGACGGCTGGCAGGTGACGTCAGGACACTGGACAGCCAGAACGCATAACTTCCGCAATCCGGCCAATGGCCAGCTGCGGAAAGTGAGAGACATCCTCATATTCAAAATCAATAACCATCCAGTATATCTATGATTGAGAACCATTATTTCGATATCGGCTCACAGCTGGCCGGCAATTTCTCGCCGTCTGCATACTCCTCGGATCCGGACGATGCGCTTCGTGAGATGCAGGTGATCACGCCAAAGGGTGAATATACCATCATCCTATGGGGTAAGGACAACAAACTGCCCTATGACGTCAAGAAGGATATAGAGCACAATTCTGTCATGGCACAGAACAAGCTCTTCAATACGCTCACATGCTACGGTCGCGGACTGGAGTATATGGATGCGGCGACAATGGGAGACAAGCAGCCGAAACCGACGCAGGACACCGACATCAAGAAGTGGCTCCTGCGTAACGCCATGAAGCTGTTCTTTGCCGAACAGATCGTCGACCTGAAATACTACTATTTCTCGGTTGCCGTCATAATTCTGAACAATGCCCGCAACAAGATCGTGAAGGTGGTCCACAAGGATGCCTGCCACTGTCGCTTCACGAAGGCCAATAAGAACGGAGACATAGAGTATGTGTTATATGCCGACTGGAACCGTGACACAGTTCCTGAAGATATCGAGGTCATACCCCTGCTGAACGAGCAGGACCCGTTCGGTGACCTCGCGGCACGCACGGGCAAGGAGAAAGACGAGCTGGGCATCTTCCATGAAACGGCACGCAATCAGACAAAGTTCGCCGTGGTCTGCAAGATGCCGGGGGTAGGGTGCCACTACTATCCCATTCCTCCCTATAGCGCCTCGTTCCGTGACGGCTGGTATGAGATATACGGCTACCTGACAGAAGCCAAGAAGGCCAAGATCAAGAACGGCCAGAATATCCGCTACCATGTGGAGATCAATACCGAGTTCTGGAACCAGCTGGCACGCGCAGAGGGTATCAAGGTGAATACCGATGCCTTCACGGATATGAAGAATAAGTTCATTACCAGTATCCGCGAATACCTGTCAGGTTCTAAGAATTCCGACAAGCTACTGTGGAGTGAGTTCGACTCGGGACTGGAGGGTACGGAGCGCCACTATATCAAGATAAACGTAGTGGACACGTCGAAGGCCGGCAACGAATATAACGACGATGTGGCAGAGGCCTCCAACGTGTTGTGCTACGGTGATAACTCGCATCCGAACCTTGCAGGTGCTACGCCCGGCAAGAGCCAGATGAACAACTCAGGCTCTGACAAGCGCGAGCTGTTCACCATGAAGCAGAGTCTGGAGACGCTGTACCATGACGTGCTGATGCGGGTGCATGACACCATCATCTGGTTCAATGGCTGGCAGGATAAGGTGGTACCAGTCGTGCCTATGATCCTGCTGACCACGCTCGACAAGAACACCGATGCGAAAGAGACCAATATGAACAACCAAAACGGAGAGAACAATGGAGATAGTAACAGTAATAACTAAGGCCGTCTTCGAGTCACACGTGCCATCGGCCAAGATGCCTGAGCGCAACGAGAGCGTCTATAACCGCCTGAAGGAGCAGTTCAAGCAGGTCTATGACATGCTGGTACTGACAGTCGTAGGACAGTCGTTCGTTACGGCTGCAGAGGACGACGCTGCCGTCAAGGGTGTGATGGTGCGCTATGTCTGCCTGCGCAGCTTCGTGGATGTCATCCGCTCGCTGGACGTGGTACTGACGGCTACCGGCTTCGGCATCGTCAGTACGGACAGCATGGCACCGGCATCGAAGGTGCGCGTCGACGCGCTGATGAAGGAATGCATGCTGCATGCCTACGAATGCGAGTTCCAGCTAATCAGCATGCTGAAGGGCATCGATGGATGGAGCGCATCGGCGATGGCCACCAACAACATACGCTGTCTGTTCTGGAACGTCCTGCTGATGCGTAATTACACCACGCTGGAGTACAGTGCCGACAACTGGCAGAAAGCCAGAGGCCTCGCACTGAGTGCCGACGCCTTCCTGCGTAAGGCTGTCAGTGACGAGTATATGGATGAGCTGCTGGCACATGAGCGTGCCAATGCGCTGACGAACGACGATCTCATCGTCATCGAGAAGTGCAACCGCTTCACGGGAGAGTTCATCAGCGGCTATGACCAGGATAAGGGCATCAACCAGCAGCGCCTCGATGCCATCACGGCGTACCTGAACACCTACAGTGATCGCTATGCCACGTTCGCCGAATCAGAACTGTACAAGTCACTGCATGCAGAACGCTATGAGAACAAGCAAGAGCACCCGACATTCTTCTTTGTCACATAAGAAGCGCTTCACCATACCGGAAGGGTGGGGGCAGGTGAGTCAGCAGCAGCTGCAGCACCTGCTCTCGCTGATGTCCCTGTATGGAGACCACCCTGAAGGGATGCTGCAGGTGAAGACGTGGGCACTGTGCTACCTCTGTGGCTTCGAGGTAATCAAGAAGACTGGTACCTGCTGGCTGTGTCGCGGCAAAGATATGCTAGATTACTTCCTTCTTGACAGCGCACTCCTTCCGTGGTTGCTTGACAAGCTGGAGTGGCTGGAGCATCCCGAGGAGATGACAGTGCATCTGGAAGTCGAGGGTTATGACTCTGCCCATCAATGGCTGCGCGACGTGCCCTTCGGTGACTACCTGGTACTGGAGAACTACTACCAGACCTACCTGAACAGCAAGGATGCCGATATCCTGCGACGCATGTTCGCCATCCTCTATCATCCCAAAGGTGAGCAGCGGCAAGTCGAGGACTATATGCTGCTGGCCGTATTCCTTTGGTATACCGCCATCAAGCACTACTATTCGCAAGTGTTCACACACTTTCTGAAGCCGGTACCCAGCGGCCAGCAGACTGTCACGCCTAAGACACAGCGCGAGATGGTAAACGCACAGATCCGTCTGCTGACAAAGGGCGATATCACCAAGAACCAGGCAGTGATGAATGTCAATGCATGGGATGCGATGACGGAGCTTGATGCGCTGGCCATGGATAATGAAGAGTTTAAACGTAAATATGGAAAGCATGGATAGAACAAGTATGTTTGACGCCATCACCTACTTCACCGAAATGACGGAGAAGAACGTGCTGGCAAAGAAGGAAGGCTTCCAGCCTGTCGTGATCTCAGGACCCGACAATCTGGAGGGTATCTTCGAGGAGTTCCGCGACTACGACCGCTTCGTGGCCGTCAGCGACACCAATACCGGTAACCTGTCATCCCATGACGGTGCCTACGGCTTCTTCAAGCGCCGTGCCTATACCGTATTCATACTGTCAGCATACGAGCATGACAATATGGATGACCGCCAGCAGCAGCTGGAGCTGTGCCGTCAGCTGTTCCTGCAGTTCGTATCAAAGATCATATACG